GAACAATTAAGAAAGATACGCGAATTAAATCTGCCGTGTTCTGCCCTTGTCGATTTTGGAGGAAAGTCGATTCATGCCATAGTAAAAATCGACGCGGGAAAAGACGAAAAGCTCTATCGGGAACGGGTCTCCAAACTTCACGAGTTTCTTGCAAAAAACGGCTTCCCCGTAGATAGGGCCTGCAAGAATGCAAGCCGCCTATCGCGAATTGCCGCCGTCACCAGAGATGGAAAGCGGCAAAGGCTAATTGCCGTAAATATTGGTATGCCATCTTATCAGCAATGGCAGGATAATTGGGAACTTTTAGATATACGTTCAAATACGATTGATGACTTTTTGAACGCAAATGCAGAAGATATGTCTGATTGCCTCTTGGGATACAGATTCTTGTGCACGGAGTGTCCTTGGCTAATTATAGCTGCTTCTGGTATTGGAAAGTCGGTATTAGCAATGCAGATGGCAATTCTATTCGCCACTGGGAGAGATTTGTGGAAATTAAAACCGCACAAGGCAAGAAAGGTTGTTTTAATTCAAGCTGAAAATAACTTCTTAGACCTTGTAGAGCCTGCTCAATCTATCACTCGTATATTGGGACTTTCAGAAACTGAAAAAGCAGACTTGCGAAAGAATTTTAGAGTTATCTCCGACGACACACATTCGGGAGAAGGCTTTGTAAGATTACTTTCAAGTATATGCGACAGATATAAACCTGAAATAGTCATAGTTGACCCATTGATGGCCTATATTGGAGGAGAAATTTCCAAGCAAGAAGTATGCACAAAATTCTTCCGCAATGGAATAAATCCCGTAATCCACAGGCATAATATAGGCTTAATTGTACTTCACCATACAGGTAAGCCAAGGAGTAAAGATTTAAAGAATTTTGAGCAAAATACTGACTTGGAATATCTCGGGATAGGTTCGTCCGACATAACAAATTGGGCGCGTGCAGTGTCGATAATTATGCCGTCACAACACGATAAAAACATTTATGAGTTCAAGCACGTTAAACGTGGAAAGCGCACTGGCTCCGAGCCTGTTATTTACCTTAAACAAGGACGGAACCACAAGGATATTTTCTGGTATCTCTCCGAGAAGCCTGAAAAAGTCGTGAAGACTCAAAAAGGCGACGGCAAGCGTTCTCCAAATGCAAATCCCATATACGAGTTTTTGAAGCTTGAAACGCTTGCACCTATCTCGAAGGCCGACCTTGTGAAATATGTGAAAGAAAAACTTGCTTCACAGGGTGAACCGTGCGCCGACTCCGACGTCAAAAAGGTGCTCAATAGTGTGCGGAAAACCTATATGGTGTACGACCCAATTTCACAGCTCTGGACGGGCAGGCTTTATATCCCAGAGTCCGCTGAAAATAAGGATTCCCAAGGAGGTGTCCAATGAGTAGTGAGATTGTGAAATTAACCCAGTTTTGCTTCACTGGTGAAATTAAAAGCTGTGAATTTACCGCTAACTTCACCAGTGAAATTAGGGCTGTGAAATTGGGTGTATTTTCCTTTTCACCCATCGCACACGTCTGTGAAGCTGTGAAATTAGGGGGAGTATATATACCCATGGTATATACCCCCAAGTTCACAACTTCACAAGGTGCGACGGGCGCGATTGGGAGGCTTCTTTCTTCTCTCCTCGATTCACCGCTTCACAGAGGAGGTGTCCTATGAGCCGTTATGAGGACGAGTACCGCAAATGGGTGGAGAGTCTGCCACCTAAGCAGAGGGCTAAACTGGCGGCTAAGGGCATTGACAAACCTCTCGCAGACGACCACAGAGTTTTCAAGACAGACCCAAGCGTGGCTTTCGATAAGGCTTCATACGACTTTAGCTACGATTTTCTCGATAGCCAAGAAAAGCCCACAGAGACCTTAGAAGGCGTTGAAATCGCTTATGGGTGTCAGATGTTGCGTTGGGTGTTTGAACGCCTGCAAGGGGCAAAAAACGAGGGAATACGTCGCCTTGAGATAGACACCTTGATGATGACGCTTGGCATGGAGCAAATGCTCGGCGTAAAGAGCCAGACAGAACTTGCCAAGAAGTATGGCGTAACAAGGGCGGCTATATCGGCTCGCGTTAAGTCTTGGCAGAAGTTTCTTGGGCTACGCACAACATCAACGATGAAGTCACCGTCGGCATGCCAATCATACCGCAAGTCGAGATTGCGCAATTTGACAAGCGGGTGATTGGTATGGAAAACGAAAACACAATCTCCACTACCGAAAAATCTTCAACTGAACTCGACATAGCTTCGAGAATTAACGCACTCCACGAGAAGGCCGAAGCACTCTCGAAGCTTGCCAAAGATAAGGCGCAGGAAGCAATCAAGGTTGCCATTGAGTGTGGCAGGCTTTTGGTGGAACAGAAAAAGTCAGTACCCTATGGCGATTGGATTTCTTGGGTGGAATCTAATTGCTCGTTTACAAGAATGACGGCACACCGATACATAAAACTTTATTCGGCAATACAAAATGCCCCAGAAACAAAGCCAGTTGTAACACCAGTGTTACAAGTAAACGAGAATACTGAAAGTGTGATAAGCGATGAAACGCAAACTAACAACTTCATAGAGAAGCTACCTGTCAAAACTCTCAAAGACGCCTATATCGCTACTGGAATTCTTCCCCCACGCAAAGAGCCTGAACTCAAGGAGGAAAAAGCTCCAGAAAGCTATACCATAGAACACGTCAAGTACATAGACGGTTTCGTGAAATGGTATCAGGGCTTTAAGGAAAAGTTCCCGCTTGAAGATATGAGTGCAACTACCGTCGATATGCTGCTCTTGGACTTATCTGCGATAGTCAGAATCTATCAAGAGCTTTCGCAACTCAAGAGGGATAAGTTCAGCGAGAACTGATGCTTTTGCAGGGTGGTCTAACGGTAAGACACAAGGTTGACTCGCCTTTGCATACGCAAAGCGTCTCGCCCTTCGGGTCTTTTGCCTTTGGCAAAATCTCATTCGCGCTTTGCTTGAATTCATAACCTTGAGATTGGCGGTTCGATTCCGCCCCCTACTCGCAAAGTCTACTATTCAATTTTATGTACTGGCCATAAGCGTTCTACATTCCTATAGTTTTCCATTAGAATAAACTTTTCTCGGCCAATACTATCTTTTAAGTTTTTCGGGAATTTTGCCATATCTTCGTATGCATTTAAAATTACAAAAGAAATTTTCTCATATTCAAATTCCAAATCATGGGGAACCCTCCATTCTCGCTCGTGGGAATAATCACATAAAGGAAAATCTTTTTTTTCTTTAGGCGCATAGTAGGGCCAAAATGGTGTAACAAACGGTTTTAAATGCTTATGCCATTTTTGTTTTTCATATTGATCTGCTCTTACATAATAAACAGGTGCTCCATTTCTAGAAAAAATAAAATTCTTTTCAAAACCTAATCCATACGAAGAATAACGTTGTGCATGAGCAAGAAGACTTCCCCATGGACATTCTGTAAAACAAACAGCACGTACGTTTGTCCAAGGCATTTTAGATGCACATAACTTACGTTCTTTTAATATTTTTATGAGTATATCCAATGCAGTGTTTTCATCGGATATATCTTTTGTAAAATGTGCCAGATAATTCGAAAAATCAGGTCGAAACATGGTGAACAGTAAATATTAAGCTACTAAAAGATCAATCTAATTCCATGCCACCCAATAAGGAATCTATTAACATCCCAAGTATGGCAGGGACGTTCGGCAGACCCGTTTCTTCTTGCGAATGGATTTTTTGAAATGTCCCATTTTAGTTTAGCCTATCGCCTTGAATCCGCTTAAGTTATCGGGATTTACAGGCAGAAAACGAAGTGCGACATTATTGGGACATTTGACAGATGTCCCTTTTTTTGTGAACGAAAACATAGGACAGAAAATATTAAGCAAAGACCTTGAAAACATAGTAAAAAAGGTGGCTTCTGGCAAAACCCTTACAAGTGCGGAGAGAAGCTTGGTTGAGAAAGCCTATGGCACAAGTGGAGATGTTAAATTCGCAAAAACTATCGTAGAGCTTTCCGAGATTTTAGGCGTTAGCCGCAAAACAATAGACCGCTGGCGAAAGTTAAAAGGCTCTCCCAAACCCTGTTCAGACGGCAGGCACAATGTGGCAAAGTGGCGGGATTTTGTAAGGAAGCACGAGTTAAAAGAGCCAGACTCTCCCGAAGATGAGGAGTTAAAAACCCGCAAGCTATTGGCGGAGGTAAAGCAAGCGGAAATTAAGCTGAAAGTAATGGAAGGAACGTATGTTGCCATTGAGAAGGTTCGCGAAGTATGGACTGCCCATATAGGACAAGTACGGCAAATCTTGGAAAGCAGATTTTTAAACGAGCTTCCGCCAATTCTTACAACCCTCGATGCCGTACAAATTCGGGAGAAATTACAGGAGGTACTCGACGAGACTTACAAGGCAATCTCTATCGCCGCAGACTCGATAAAGGAACCTGTGGGATTAGACTATTTCTTTTCGTATCCTTCGTAATAGTAGGATTGTTCAATACCCTTAAAAATTACTTCTCTGTTATCAACATCGCTCGTCAAGTTTTCCTTTAGCAAAAATCTTAGTTCCAAGTCGTTTACAGGGCTACGCTCCATTGCCTGCAAATATAGATCTTTATCTACATTTTGCCAATTTACGACCTTGCCTAAATTCTTTTTGAGAATCATGTCTAACCAAATTCTGGTTGAACGTCCATTGCCTTCCATAAAAGGGTGCGCAACGTTCATTTCTACATACTTTGCAATGATTTCTTCGTATGTAGATTCTGGCATTTTTTCGATTTTAGCAAGTGCTTCAGGAAGATATATGAAATTTGCAAATCGAAAGTTTCCCTTTGATATATTCTTTGTGCGAATTTCTCCTGCGAAATCGTAAAGCCCGTCGAAAATGTATTTATGGATTTGTTGCAAGCCCTTTAATGTGCCAATTTCGCATTTGGCAATATCTCCTGACTCAAACAAGTTATGTGCTTTTACCAAGCTTATGTCATCAATCTTGCTCATTTTAATTTAATGATGTCTTATAGTAAGAGTATGGTGATTATTTTCAAGACTATTAGTAGTCCTCTGGAAAAAGCAAAGTGGTTGCACTTCTGTCCCACTCGGTTATTATCCAAATTCTTCTATCATCTGGGAGTTTATATTCAGATAGCAGCCTTTCGCCGTTTTTGAGAGCCTCATCATTGCTCTTCCAGTCTTCCTTACATACATCGCCCCAATCTCCATTTGCGTGGCGGATAAGATAAGGAAGCATTGAAAATCCCTTCTTTTCGCAGTAGTTTGCAAGTGTCGTGGTTGCAACTACCCGCCCGAAGTCGAATTTGCTTTCTATTATTGTTTCCATATTATGCCTTTATTGCTTGGTTAATTTGAAGTGTTGCGCCTTTCTCTCTCCCTGCGCGGTAAGATGTTGCGTCCATTCTCTTACCCTGCCTTCTCCGTGATTCTCCTATCACTCTGAAAGTGTTTTTGATATAAACCTCCAGCTCATGTTCATTGTTTGATAAGGCCAGTTCATAGTTTTGGCGGGATTCTTCCCCCTCTCCAGAAAGCGTATCTTTTTCAGCTTGCTCCATTCGCTCGTATATTCCGCACCTAAGCCCGAAGTAGTAATCTGCCTTGTTTGGCCTTAAGCATGTATTTTTAAATTGACTCGCGTGCTTCGCACCGTCTCGCCCTTCGGGTCTTTCGGCTCGCGCCGAAATCTCATTCGCACTTCGTTTGAATTCATTCCAACATTTGAAGAATACGTTTCTTAGATAGCCGTGGACGTATTTTGCGATTTCAATATTTTCGGGAGTCCCAATAACCACCATTCCAGAATTTCCGTTATATAAGATTTTTACCTTGTAAAACCTGCAAAGAATTGCGGTTATTTCCGTGTCGGCAGGATTGAGAACCACCCTCGAGAAGAAGTATTCGTGTTTTATCTTTGATGCGGGAGTATCGTCTTCGATATTCGCCATAGTGATATTGTATTTTGTCATAAGCCGTTGAGCCATTTCCATTGCTCTTTCGGCTTCCGCCTTACTTGCTCCCTTATCCTTGGAGAGAGTTAGAAGCTTTTGTATTCGTTTTAGGATTGATTTTTCAGTGTCCATATTCTGCTATTTATAATTCCCAAGTGGCTATTATTACGTTTCCGCATTCATCTATGCGGGGAGAAGTTTTAAAAAATTCTTCGGTTATGTTGTTTAAAGTCATCTGGAGGTTTTGGTCTCGCTCGGTATTGGAGTCGAAGTACGAAATATCCAAATTTAGATTTGTATTTAATGTCCAAGCCTTGCCATAGAGCACGTCGTTGTGAACATTCTCCAATCCGTAATGTTCCAAAACTTGTATCGCCATAGCGTGTTCAGCTTTCCAGAATTGTATTTTTAGTTTCTTATTCATATTTTGTCCTTTAGGTGTTTATCGTTCTTCTATGTCATTGATATTAACACACTTGGATAATATTTGCAATGTTTTTCTTTGGTTTTTTTATGAAAAAAAGATAAAAAATAATCTTGAAATTTCTCTACGAAACACCTCCGAAAACTGACATTATCCAACTTATTGTAGGAAGCCGTATGTGGCTATGGCGGCGAGGTGTTAGCACAAAAAAATGCAAGAAAAATCGTAATATTTTTGAATAATAAAAACGAAAAAAACCTAATATAAATGTTGCAAATTCTATCGAACTATGGTAATATCAATAATATAGAAAACAAACAACAAGCTAACACGATGAAAACAATAAGAATAACACTAAAAGATGCTAAGAAGCTAAACCTGACGTGGAAACTGATAGGTCTTTGGGAAATATGCGACGAATCCGAAAGTGAGAAGGTGCTCATACGCAGGATTGAAGAACCTATGGTCGAGTACATTTCAAGAAATCTAAACCAATATGAATTATCAAAAGGAACAATAAAAAAACTCGAAAGGTAAAAGCATGAAAACTATAACAATAACAGAAGAACAGGTTAAACAATACAAATTACCCGCCAAAGCTGTGGGGGATTGGTCAATCGTTGAAAAAGGCGATGGATACAGTCTCCTACACCGTTTAAAAAAGGACGGGACTTTGGGGAGTGATAGACCTAATAATAAAATCAAAATAGACTCGGAAGTTTTAAACAAGCTCTCCGCTTCGGATACAAAAGCAATAACAGGAAAGACTGAAAACGGAGATACTGTTGTAATAGCCAAGACCAAACATATTGATAACGAGCCTAAGGTCGATAAGCCAACCGAGAGCAATGTTGCAATGGGTGATGAAGAAATGGCCATAGGCACCCGAAAATCGAGATGGATAGCGCAACTTGTGGAGCAAATGAAGACGGAACCGTTTACCGCAGGATTGCTTGAGAAAATGGGAGATTCTGAATTTGTGAAGCAGGTTCTTGAGGATACAAATCCAGAACGCCAAGGCGGAAAAGCTTATAGCTCGATAAGTTCGGCTATGAGAGTATGGAATAAGCGCATAAGGAGGGGTGAATATGCCTACTAATAAATTCTACCACATACTCTGTACAAGCGGCGACAAGGTAGTTTACGAAGGTAGATTTCAATGCGTTTCGCGTTCGGCGGCAATGAAACTTCTAAGGGAGAAGGTAGGCCGCCAGAACCTCTATGGCTTAATTTACACAGTGACGGAAATCCCGATAGAGGTTTTAAGGGAGATAGTTGATGCGCTAATAAAAAAGAAACCGATAACCGAAGGCGATATATGTTCCTATAAGGAGACGCCGACTATAAGCCATACATATGCAAAGATAAACTCCTATAAGCATAATCCAAATAAGCCCCAAGGAGTAAACGGAGTGAAACGCAGACTGGGAGATTTCTGATGATATACCTGCTTGACCTAAATTATACGCTCGTGGACAAGGAAAAGGACGCACCAAGAATTCGTCCTATGGAACTTCAAATAGAGCTTGAGACCTACCGCCAATGGCTGATTGATATGTTAAAAGGTAAATATGTGATTCTCACTACGGCACGAATGCAAAAATACGAGATATTTACCCTAAATCGAATATACACTAAGACGAATTGGCTGCCCAATGAGAGCTTTTTTTCTATCTTTAGGCATTTGCCTCACATAAAAAAGGAGTGGATACTGAAATGGCGAATATTTCCAAAACACGGAAATAATCCCGAACAATTCTTCGCAATAGAAAGCAATCCCCAAACCAGAACTATGTACGCCAAGTATGGGATAAAATCGGCTCCCGCGATAGACGATTTCGGCAACAGAATTTCAATATAGGATTTTGACAAAATAGTCTGTCTATATGGCAGACGAAAATAAGGCACGAATTTTAGCGGACGGAATTGAAGTATGGTGCGCATACGATAAGCTCGTAAAAGTTGAAGAACTTATCCCGCACCCGAAAAATCCCAATACACACCCGCAGAGCCAGATAAAAATTCTGGCGCAAAATATACGCTACCACGGCTGGCGGCACCCGATTGTTGTATCAAAACTATCGGGATATATTGTTGCGGGGCATGGACGCCTTGAAGCCGCCAAAGAGCTTGGCGTTTCAATCGTTCCCGTGGAATACCAGAATTTCGCTTCCGAGGACAACGAGCTTGCCGTTCTTGTGGGAGACAACAGATTGGCTGAGCTTTCATCGCTCGATTTAAACGGATTGCAGGACATTATTGACGGCTTTAAGGCAAGCGATTTCGACACAATTCTTGCGGGCTTTGAGCCGACAGACCTTGACGCCCTTTTGGGCGAACAAAAGCCCGATTTTGGGGACGAAAAAGAAAAGGAGCTGTCGCAGTCGGAAGTAACGATTCAGGCGGGAAACTACCGCTTCAGAATGTCGCAGGAAGACTTCGGCATTTGGATAGACAAGCTCAAGCAGGAAGTAGGCTTCGACAAGGAAGCGGTAATCGCTGAAATCCGCAGGAGACTTGCAATATGATAAAGATTGAACCAATTTCCGCCGTAAATCCCTCAACCTACAATCCGAGAACCGCAGACCCGAAGCGTCTCAATTTGATAGAACTTTCACTCCGCAAGCTCGGCTTTATCGCTCCGATTTATGCCGACGCCAACGGCGAAATCCTCTCTGGGCACCAAAGGCACTTTGTCGCAACCCGCATGGGTGTTAAGAACGTGCCTGTGTTCAGAATCCCGCCAATGGAATTGGACAAGCGCAAGGCGTTGAACATTGTGTTTAACCGCGCCACCAACGACGGAGACATCTGCCAGACACCCGAAAAGGCTAAGCGCGAACTGGAAACTCTAAACCTCTCGGAACTCGCCAAAAATATTCAGGAAAAGGAATTGGAGAGCAAAGAGTTTTTCCGTTGCGCTTATCCGAGTAAGGTGTCGGTAGCCAAACTTTGCAAAATAAATTCTGGGAGGTGGATTCAATATGCAAAGAGCATTGCAAGGACTCTCCGCAAGGCGGGCATTATTATGCCGATAGTCTGTACTCCTGACGGCAAAGTTATAAACGGCATTGGGCGTTTGGAAATGCTCGCCGAACTCAAGGCGGATACTTGCGATGTTGTATATATTTCCGAGGAAGAGGCGAAATTCGCGGACGCTATGATGAACCTGCTGACAATGGATTTTAATATCCACGAGAGATATGAAGACTTGCTAAGGTATAACTCGTTTCGACGAGCCCGCAGAGTCCGCGAGGAATTGGGACACGGATTTGTATTCGCCGTTCACGGAAAGAATCCTTGCCACACCTTTGATATATTTAACCCCGCGCAACAGGCTAAATGGCGCAAGGAACACGGCAATACCATACTTGATTTCGGCGCGGGACACCTCACGGAGACGAATATTCTAAAAGCCGCAGGATTTGATTGTGTGCCGTTCGAGCCGTATCACATCGGGCTATCGGAAATCGACAAAGACAAGTCTTTGGCAATTTCGAGGGATTTTTTGAAAGCTGTTTCCGACGGAAAGGAATTCACGAGCATATTTATTTCAAGCGTGTTAAACTCTGTCCCCTTTGCAAAGGATAGAGAACACATAGCCTGCATTTGCGCCGCGTTGTGCCGACCGTTTACAAAGCTTTATGCCTGCGCTTCGTCAACGGCGGAAACTGGTTATCGGCAGGTAAACGGCAAGGCTTTTCATAATGAGTCCAACGCAGGGAATATCGCCTTTCGATTGGAATATGAAGCGGGAGTACGAATTGGCGATTTTCAGGACAAGCCAAAAGTCCAAAAATACCATACGAAAAAGGAATTTTTCGATTTGTTTTCGCCTTTCTTCCGAAAAGTCGAAATTTCCGAAATGACAGGCAACGTCAACGCCAAGTGCGAAAACGTAAGGCGCATTCCGTGGGAACGCCTCGAAGAAGCGTTAAAATTTGAGTTTAATTTGCCGTATCCCGACGGTAGCCGTATGGGATTGGTCGATGAAGCAATTTCTGCTTTCAGGCACCGTTATGAAATATTTAGTTGATTTGAACTATACGCTTGTGGGCAATTCTCCTAAATGGGGAGAGTCGCGCATTACGCCGTTTTCAAGGCAAATTGAACAGGAAACTTACCGCCAATGGCTTGTGGACTTCCTGCGGGACAAGTACGCTATCCTTATAACTGCAAGGCCCGAAAGATACAGGAAACAAACGCTTGAAAGAATATTCTTGAAAACAAGTTGGCAACCGCAGGAAGCTTATTTTGCCGAAATTTCCTCCACACCGCCAGAAATCAAGGAAGATTTGCTCTTGCGCTACATTTTACCGAAACACGGCAGAAATGGATCGGATTTCTTCGGAATAGAAAGTAATCCTAAGACTCGAGAAATGTATAGGCAATATGGAATCGATTCTTTAAAAGTAAAAGATTTTTTTGACTTCAAATTTCCTCGACACTCCGCCTCTAAATAAAGTAGCTTATAGATATATGGAAAAAATCTCTGTAAACGTTGATTCGTACTTTTTCCCTCATGTAAGATTGTTAAAAATGGCAGAGAATCTGCTGGATCATGCTAATGCTCTAAAACAGGAGCAAGATAGATTGCAAGAGCAAGATAAAAAAGGTCTTTTACCTCCACAGATTGGAACATTTGTTGATGATGTTATCAGATGTCCAGTTGATGAATTTCTTGTTCCAAGTTTCTTAGTCTTGGTATTTTCATTTGAAGCTTTCATAAATACAATCGGCGAATTTGTAATTGATGATTTCACCGAAGAGTTTGATAATAAGTCTAACAAGCAAAAACGAAAAAGTATTAAAGATAAAACAAAAGCAATATATGAAAAATTAGGAATATATTGTGATTGTGGAAAGCCTCCTTTTCAGACGATATTAGAATCTTTTAATTATAGAGATGCATGGGTTCACGCAAAAGCTTGTGAAAACAAGAAGGAATGTGAATATACTGATGAAACAGAAGCCTCAAGAGCGTTTTGGGAAGGGCATAAGGTTAATTGTGAGGAGAATATAACGATTAAATACGTTGAAGAACTTTATGGATATGTAAAATCGGTAATAAAACAAATTAAGAATAATATTACTTCAGAAAAACTTTCAGAAAAACATAAAAATGATATAAACTATCTTCTACTCGACGGAAAAAAATCTGCGCAAATGAGATAATTTTTGACACCAGCTGTCTTGTATGGAACTTCATACGGACGACAAAATTATTTCGAGACAAAGTAACTGGGTATTTGACGAGCACGTCGCGCCTGAATTCGACAAGCACGTCAGAAAGAGCGTTCCTAATTATGTGCACGTTCAGGAACTGGCAGAAACGTTTTCCGACTGGTTCACATACCCCAATTCAACAGTCATTGACTTTGGAGCGTCCACGGGAGAGACTCTGCGCCGAATAAAACGTCGCCATACAAAGGAGTTGACGCTAATCGGCTACGACAATTCGCAAGCAATGATTGAACAGGCAAAACACAAGGGAATAGACATTACATTTGCCGACTTGGAAAAGCCTTTTGAACTTCCAGAACTCTCCTATGGCGTTGCACTCTATACCTTACAATTCTTGCGCCCCAATTCCAGATATGACTTGCTAAAGCGGATATACCGCAAGCTTTCAAATTCGGGCGCCTTATTTATCGTGGAAAAGGTATTAGGTTCAACAGCCCAAATGCAGGATATTCTTCAACAGCTTTATTGGGAAATGAAAGCTAAAAACGGCTTTAGTTCCGAGCAAATCATAAATAAAGCAAAAGCATTGCGCGGTTGTATGTATCCAAAAACTATCTCCGACAATGAGGCGGAATTTACCGCTTTGGGCTTTAATTTTGAAATCGTTTTCAAGGAATCGCAATTCTGCGGTTGGCTTCTCACTAAATAAGCGGAAGTTCCGCTTCCATTGAAGGGCTATGCCCTTACGCGATTGCTTTGCAATACGCTATCCCGATAATGTCTTACAATACGCTTTCATCAATCCTCAAAGACGCTTGGACGCCCGCCGACCGTCGAGAGCCGTGGCGTTGGTGTGAAGAACATATAAAGAGTATTCCATATTCACCTATGCCGGGCCCTTTTCGTTCAGATAATTCGCCTTGGATTAGGGAAGTTATGGAAGCGATAGTTGACCCGAAAATTCGCCTTGTATCCATTATAGCCGCAGTTCAAAGCTCCAAGACTACAAGCCCAGAACTCACACTTTGCTACATTATTGCCAATCTGCCCGGCCCTTGCTTGTGGCTTGACCAAACTGACGAAGACGCCAAGGACGAAAGCGAAAGCCGTTTGCAAAAGCTTTTTGAATCGTGCGAACCCGTAAAAAAGCTTTTCCCGAAGAACAAGAATAAGAAAAGAAACTGCACTATCCACTTTTCAAATGGCATGACGCTATGGCTACTTGGCGCATACAATAAGACCAACCTGCAAAGGCGTTCAATTCGTTGGCTCTTTGGAGATGAAACTTGGCGTTGGCCCATTGGTCATATGGCTGAAGCGGAGGCGAGAACAACAGCGTTCGGTTGGCTTGGTAAATGCGTTTTTATGAGTCAAGGCGGAGAAGAAGCTGACGACACCCATCGCAAATTTGAGACTACCGATATGCGGGAATGGCATTATAAATGTCCAAAATGTGGCAAATACGTTCCTTTTAGGTGGGAAAATATAGAGTGGGACGACAATTATAAGGACGAAAACGGCGAATACGACTTTGCCAAGATAAATCAAAATACCGCCTTAAAATGCGCTGAATGTGGGGAATACTTTGAAGACACAGACAGAATGAGGCGGATTCTCAACAAAGATGGAAAGTTTATTCCCTTAAATCCGAATGCCGCTAAGGAGAATGTAGGCTTTCATTGGAACGCCTTGGCGAGTATGTCTTGGGGGAAACTTGCGGAACTGTATCTTAGGGCAAAAATCGCCGCCAGAAAGGGAGACAGTTCTTTGCTTCAACAGTTTTACCAGAAGCGTCTTGCATTGCCTTGGAAGGAATTTGCCGAAGACTACCGACTGGAAATTGCGTCATCAGGATACAATCAAGGGGAATTTTGGAACGAGGAAGGAGGCTTCAATTCCAAAGGCGAAATTATATCCCAGCCATTCTCCGAGGGAGAATGTGTCGCGCCATTGCGGATAATGTCGGTTGACGTACAAATGGACCATTTCTACTTGGTTGTGCGCTCGTGGAGTCCGCAAGGTTCTAGTAGATTATTGTGGCACGAAAAGGTTTTAACTTGGGAAGACATAGAGGATATTCAAAAGAGGTTTTCAATACTGCCAAATCTCGTTTTTATCGACGCAGGATATAATTCCTACGAAGTTTATAAGCAATGCGGCAAGCACCGTTGGATAGCCCTAATGGGAGACAATAGAGCTAATTTTGTTCATAGGCTACCGCAAGGTAAAAGCGTTTTTAGGTTTTATTCTCCAGTCAAAAACATCTTTATATCTCGAGACGTTAGGTGCCGTATGCACTTTTGGAGCAATTTGAATGTAAAAGATACCTTAGCCCGTATCCGAAGGAATCAAAATCCTGAAAATGGAGCGACTTGGGAAGTGCCTACGGATATTTCCGAGGATTACCTAAAACAGATGGAATCCGAACACCGAATTAAGAAAGGAAATTCGTGGATATGGGAACAAATTGGCAACCGTCCAAACCACTACCTTGATTGCGAGGCGATGAATTGCGCAGGTGCGCTGATGTTAAAGATTATCGGCAACGACGCAAAAGGAACTGAATGATTTGACATTCGCCGTGTTTTTTATGGCGAATTACAATTACACACGAGGATATACCGTAGCGGAGCTTGAAGCCCTGCTTGTACAGGTTAAAACCGAGCGCGAAAAGTATCTTCAGTCGGCTTCCGACAGCGGAAGTTCCTATTCCCGCATAGCAGCTGCTGAAATCGAAAAGAAATTTAACGGCATAATGGACGCCTTGGAGCTTCTCGCACCCGAAAAGTACCAAAAGACAAACCGCAAGATTTCCCTTAGCGGCGTATTCGGAGGGGTTATACAATGAATTTCCGCCGAAAAATCGCCAATTTGTTTTATGGGATTGGGCACGCCTTTGAAGCGGCAAAAATCTCTCCGTCCCGTGGCAATCCCAACACCACAAATCCGACAGACGCAAAATACGAGCTTACTTCATACACGAGAAGCGAACTTGTCCGAAAAGCCCGCTATCTTGAGAAAAATTCTGGGCAGATTCGGGGAATTTTGCGCGACCTGAAAGTTTACGGAATTGGCAAAGGGATTTACCCGAACGCCAAAAGCGGCAACCACGCTTGGGATAAGCAAGCGGAAGACTTCTTTTTCAGGTGGAGTCGGCATTGCGACATCACAAACCGCTTTTCTTGGAGAGAGTGTCAGGCGATGATACTCCGCGCCCTGATTATCGACGGAGAGGTTTTCGTGATAAAGACGTTCAATGCGTTCAATGTCCCGAAAATCCAGATAATCGAAAGCCACCGCCTTATGTCTCCCGAAACTGAAAGCAGTCCTTTCATATCGGACGGAATTGAATTTGACCGCTACGGCAGACCCAAAGCCTACTACTTTATCATTGGCGAAAACAGAGAGACAACGAGAGTTCCCGCTTCTGCGGTAATTCATATTTTCGACCCAGAGCGTGTCTCGCAAGCAAGAGCATATCCGCACATTCAGCACTCTATAAATGACGTCATCGACCGTAAGGAAATTCTCGCCTTGGAGAAAAAGAAGGTAAAGGCAATTTCCGACATCGTCCACATTCTGAAAGGCGGTCAGGGAATGAGTCTCGACGGCGATTACAGAGTGGACGTCGGCAATCGACCTGAGGGAACGTCAACGGCGGCTTTAAACCAAATTCTGGGCGGAAAGAATATCCGCATAGACCCCGACGAAAGCATAGACGTTCACGAAAGCAATATTCCCTCTCCGACATTTTCTGGATTTTTGACGGAACTCGACCGTTCGGGAAGTCTCGGCATTTTGCCTTACGAATTTCTCATAGACCCGTCGAAAATCGGCGGAGCGTCTGTAAGGCTTATCGCCTCAAAGACGCAACGCTACATTGACGATATGACACAGCTAATCGACGACCGTTTTAACGACGCCGTATGGTTCTTCGTAATCGGTTGGGCAATAGACAGCGGGATATTGCCGCTTCAGAACTGGTGGTGGTACGCCACTTGGACACACCCCAGAAAGCTGACAGTTGACGCAGGGCGCGAGGAACAGCAAAACCGAGCAAACGTTGAAATGGGCTTAAAAACGCTCGAAGAAAGCTATTCCGAATGCGGCTTGGATTTCGAGGACGAAATGAGAACCCGTGCCTCAAACGCCCGCTTTATTATGCAATTAGCAGGAATACCTGATACCGAGCCAATTCCGCTTTATATGCTCTACAAGGTTAACGGAACTCAGGTTATAGAAAATAGGCAAATAGGAGAAAAAGGTAATGATGACGAATAACATTTTTTTAAACGGAATTTGCAGACCGTGGAATATACACGCAGGGACATTTCTTGCGTTGTCGCTAAGGGTATTGGCTGACGCAAAAGGCGCGGACTCGCTTTCTGGGTGGCGCGAGAAGTTTTCGCAGTTCGTGCCACAACGCCAAAGTATGGCAATAGACCCTAACGGGATTGCCCATATCTCCATTCATGGAACGCTTTTCAACAAGGAAGCCCCTTATTTTGTGGCGGGCTATGGCGGCACGGATTATGAGGAAGTCCTGCAAGACATAGCGGTGGCATCAAAGGGAGCCAAAGGGATATTCCTAACGGTTGATTCTGGCGGTGGGCACGCTTGCGGGAATGACAAGGTGGCAAAAGCAATATCGCAATGCCCAAAGCCTGTGTTTGCCTATACGGACGGAATGTGCTGCTCGGCGGCATACGCAATAGCAAGCGGAGCGTCGTATATCTGCGCTTCCGCAGACGCCACAGTCGGGAGCATAGGAACTATTTTGCCGTTAATGGACGTTTCGGGACTGTGGCAAGCATTGGGCGTAAAGCCTGACTACATTACAAACAAGGAAGGCACGCTCAAAACCGCAGGATACCCGCCGAGCCAAAACGACGACGAAAGAGCCGCTTTACAGGCGGAGACTCAATCGTACTTCGAGCTGTTTAAATCACACGTTCTGGCGCACAGAAACATCGAAAAAGAGGATATGCGAGGTCAGGCTTTCGTGGGCGCAGAGGCGTTTAGACGGGGGCTTGTTGACGATATTTGCGACAAAAATTCCGCCTACGACAAATTGAGAATTTTGACACGGGGATAAAAAGTATATGGACGAAACCAATAAAGAAAAAACTCTTGCCGAAGCCATTTCGCAAATCGAAACGCTCACGGCGGACAAAACAAAGCTCGATTCCGATTTGGCAACCGCTTCTTCGCGCATTGCCGAACTCGAAACCGAACTTAACGAGACTCGGGAGAAATTGACGGCTCTTGAACAAAAACACAGAGACATCGACAGCGAAGTTTCTGCCAAAGTCGCCGAAGTTGCGGCTCAAAGCGGCGTTGCACCGATTGCGGACGTACCGAACAGCGGCGACGAAAGCATAGAAGACCTTGCTAAACGCATTGACGAAGCTCAGGGCGTTGAAAAGGCAAAACTCATCGAAGCAAATTATGACCGAATTATCTCGGCGTTGAAAGGAGTCTGCTAAGTGAATACTATACCCGCCGCATTAAGGCGTTCGCTAATCCTCAAGTCCGCGATGGAGGCATTCAAACATAAGCTTATTTCGTTGGGTTTGTTCTCCACTGTGTTGCGCAATGTGCCGCTTGAAGGAAACAACGAAATAGACATTCCGTATATTCCGCTTGCGACGAGTGCTTCAAAGGACTTTGACGGAACATACAAGTTCGACAAGGGCGATATGGAGTCCCGCAAAATCACGGTTAATAGGCGCAAATATCAGTCTCTGACCTACACTTCAGAGGAGAAGGCGCGCCAGCCCTATTTCGACCCAATTACTTTGGGGAGACTAAAGGGAGCCAAGCTTGCCGAGGACGTTCTCTTGGACATTTTAAGTGTCATCACTAAGGAGAATTTCGGAGACGCAATTCTTACACGAAACGCCGCCGATTTCGACACAGACGACATAATAGACCTTGAGACGAAGATTGACGAACTCGAATGGCCAGACAGTCCCCGAGGAATGCTTCTAAAATCGTCCTATATGGCGAATGTTAAGAAGGACATAAAGACTTCAGGAGGGCTTTCGACATTTGGATTCTCGCCTTTGGGAGAACTCCCCAATCTTATGGGCTTTTCGTTCTCCAAGTTTAACCGCTTGCCCGACAATGGCGAAAAGTTGCAGGGGTTCATTGTCTATCCGTCAGCAATAATGGTAGCGCTTGCTCCGATTGCGCCGACGGCAAATGTGATGAAGCAACTGTCAACCTATACGACCTACACTGACCCTCAGACTGGGCTCACTTTTGAATATCGAGCTTGGGGCGACGCAGACACCGACGCTTCAAAGGAGATTATCGAGTGCAACTATGGGTTCGGCGTTGGCGAAAAGGCGGCACTCAAACGTATCGTATCTGAATAAGATGAACGCATTTATTACGATAGGGTACAAGAAAAACGGCAAGTCGGAGATTCTTTTGAGTCCCGACGAGCCTTACGCCAAGCATAGGCAACTGTTTAAAACCCTAACAGGAGACTATACAGACGTCGAAGTTTGGTCTCGCGCTATGGGTAAAATCAAACAGCGCAAAGTCAAAACTTCAAAAGTTGCCAAAGTTTCAAAAACTTCAAAAGAATCAAAGGAGTAAAAAATGGGAAAAAACGACATTTACCGTATCAGACCTGAACATACGCACGGGGGCGGTTTGCAGATTTGCGACGACGGCTCCGGCGGAACCGTACAAAAGCTCGGCTTCTTCGGAGTTGCGCCCACTGTACAGCGGGCAAATGCAAATCAGGCTAAGCTTGAAGACTCGGCGCAACTTGCGCAAGTGATTGTGCTTGTCAACGAGCTTAGAGAAGCCCTCGTCGAAAAAGGACTGATAAAGGGTTCGGCTTAGGATTGGGTTGTTTCGTATTCACTGGGAGCTTTCGGGAGACTGGAAGCTCCCTTTTTTTGACAAGTCAATATTTGTATGGGCTTTTTTAGTGAAATAAAATCTGCATTAAATGAAATCTTTGCCGAATTTTCGCAGGACGTTCAATTTAGGGGCAAGATATACAAGTGCATAATTGGCGAAAATGGACAGCAGGAAGTAGAACTCGAATCGGGTGGGTTTGTTCCCAATGAAACTTTTACCGTAAAGTTCAAAGAAGCGGATTTAGGAGATGAGGCATATCCTTCCATAGGAGAATTGCTCCAATATTCAGGACGTACTTTTCGCATACATTGGATAAGTACACGCTCTAAACGTGGACAAATAGAAGTATGGGTAAGGAGTGTTGACAAGTGAGTGTAAAGTTTGAAGTTATCACCAAGAATTTCGAGGACGCCCTTGTACGATACAAAGTAGCTTGCCGGAAGGATTGGCAATTTGTCGTAAAGCAGCAATCTCGCATTGTTGGAGAAAGGCTAATAAAATTTACGCCGCCAAAGACAGCTTCAATCGGAAAGCGAAATGTAGCCCGAGACATAGGCAAGGTATTTGCGGATTTAAGCGGCACAACTTGGGAAGATAAATCACTCAATAAAATGTGGAGAGCGGGTAATTTTGAGGGAGTAAAAAAGGCGCTTGAAAGCCACCCGAACAAATCCGAAATGCCCATATTTAGGTATAAGCGAATATTCAAATCTCCCGTAAGAAACATTCATAAGGCGGCAATAAATAAGAGCGGAAGAGTTCCGAAAAATTGGACTACTCAATATGCTGTTGCGGGAAAAGGAGAGCTTAAAAAGTACACGAGAAAGGTACAACTTCAGGTGGGAGTTGCAAAATCTGGCTGGCTTGCGGCTCTTACAAAGTTGGGAGGAAAGACTCAGAGCTTCGTGACTCGCCACGGCACTAAGTATGGCGGATTCGTAGATGGAAATAGAGGAGATAATCCATTCTTTACTCTCATAAATCGGGTGACGACATTCCCGCAAGGAGGAACACCCATGAGAATTTTAAAGCGGGCCTTTCGGGTACAAGCAAAGGCAATGGAAAACAATATTAAGCGAATTTTGAGCAAGAGAGGGAGAAACTTTTAGCATGAGAAAAGAAATTGAAAATATACTATTTGAATACCTACTAAGTGCATTGCCGGAAGCAATGAAGCCGATGCTTGTAAAGGGACACAGCACGGAAGACAGGCATATACCGTACATTTCACTCGATGTTGGAGATGTAAAGCCGTTTTCAGATATGTTGGAATCCGACGGGATATTTGAGTCTGAAGTAAATGTGGCAATAGCGGATTCAGCCCACGTTATAAACTATGACGCCCAATTTTTGCGCATAGCACAGGTACGCAGTATTCTTGGAAATTTTACATTGGATAACGAGAAGTATCGTTGTGAAGGATTGTGGTTTGAGGCGGAGAACGACGCCAGAGACGATAATAATTTGGGTATAGTCCTAACGTATAAGCTCGTATTTCAAACCTTATGAATTGACTCGCCTTTGCATACGCAAAGCGTCTCGCCCTTCGGGTCTTTTGCCTTCGCAAAATCTCATTCGCGCTTCGCTTGAATTTGACACGCCTATATTTTGTATGGCAAACGAAGCATACAAATTAAGGGGTACAAAGCAACCGATAGCCTTTGGGGTTGAAAAGCTTGAGGGCTACATAGTTGACGCTACGGAAGACACCGTAGAGGGACAGGAGCTTGAGGTGGAAAACGAGGACGGCAATGTTGTCGCCCACTTTTCAGGTTTTGGGATAAAGTATAACAGGACGGCGAGCGTCATTCCTTTGTCAGACGCAAGCGCACCGAGTCCGGGAGATTCTTTCAAAATTGGCGAGAAGTTTGAGTTCATCGTAAAAAGTGTTAAGAAATCTCGAGCAAGAAAAGACGTAGAAAAGTGGGATTTGTCTGGGACGTACTACCCAGAGGTTCCGATGGAACCGATTAGCTAATGGAATCCTTCTACGAGGCGTTTATAAATTGCGAACACAAGGTTTTAGGCAGGAGACTAAAGCCTTTTTGTTTGCGCCATTGCCTTTATCTTGAAGCGATAGGCTCTCCCATAATGCGCATTGTAAATGGAGAAGAAGTCTCAATATCAAGAAAAGACTTGGAACTTGCCGTAATTATTTGCTCTGCCGACAGAGATATAATAGCGGCAATGAAACGTCCGAACTTCGGCTTGAGATTCCATAGATTTAATCGCGGTTTAACGGCGTTTTTAGGGTATTTGACGGACTTTCTATCGCTTCCAGACATGTGGGATAGTTCTGAGGGGGAAAGAGCCATTAACGCGCCTTGGATACTCTCAAGGGCTACGCTGCTACTTTCTAAGACAAATCTAACGCTTGGGGAGATTTGGGATATGCCGCTTGGCGAGCTTTTATGGTACTGTGCAAGTTTCGCGGAACAAGAGGGGCTTGGGCAAATACAGTCGGACGAAGAAAAGAAAATGATACTTGAAGCGGAGAGGGTAAAGAATGGCCTCAAGTGAAATATTAGCTAAAATCGGCTTAAATTCTGCTGGATTTAAAACAGGGCTTGCGCAATGCAAGCTTGCGGCTAACTCCTTCAAAAGTTCGATTGGGGGAATGTTTAAGAACTTGGGCGGTCAAGTGCTTGGAATGCTTGGGGTATCAGCTGGAATAGCGGGCTTAGGCGCGTTGGCGAAACAGACAATAGACCTTGGTGGGCACGTCGAGGATATGGCGAGAAATTTGCGTATGGGCAAAAGCGAATTTCAGACGCTTGCTTACGCCGCAAAACTTGCAGGCATGGAAGAAAGCCGCCTCGTAATGACGATGAACAACCTGAACTTGCGGACTATAGAAGCTTGCGACGGCAATAAAAGTTATCAGGAGTCTTTTAAGCGTCTTGGAATATCACTACAAGAATTTGCAACGCTTTCCCCTGATAAAAAGATTGAAGCATTAGGGAACGCTTACAAAAAGTCGGGAGAAAGTCTTACGGCATTAAATGATATTTCGACAATATTGGGTCAAAAGACTGGAGCGCAAATGCTCGAAGTACTCGATAAAGTGTCCACTGAGGGAATGGGAAAGCTTACCCAAGCTTCAATAGAAGCCGGGCACGTTATGGACGAGGAAACTCTTGCCGCCCTTGCGAGGGCCGGAGATGAAATAGACAAGTGGCAAAATCGCATAATTGTAGCCTTTGGTGGATTTTTGGCGGATATGGGAAGTGCTATTGGAAGGCAAAAGTGGGGTTTAATTATCGGACAGAAGCTTGCCCAAATGGGAGAATTTATAGAAACGGCGTTTCGGGACATATCCAACTATATTTTAGGCACATTTAACACCGTAGGACGGTACATAAATGGTCAATTCGGCAATTTTATTACTCCGATTAGAAACGCAATCACCGACTTTATAAGCTATCTCGGCAATGCGCTTGCTAAGATTGTCGGATATTTTGACTCAGATTGGGAGAGAGCAATAAACAAGGCTGTTAACGCCTTGGATAAGTTGAGGGAGGAATCAAATAAACTCTCCCAGAAAGATAAGGGAAAGAGCTTTTCGGAAATATTCACAGAAGAGATGGCTACTGCCAAACTTCAGAATGATAATCGCAAGCGTTCGGATTTGTGGACCTCTGGCAGTGTAGATTGGTACAAGACGCAAATAGCCGAAGCTGAAAGACTGCGCGATATCGAAAAACAAGCACACATAGAGGCGGAAAATGCCCGCAAAGCAAAATACGCCGCCGCTGATGCCACACCCGAAATAAAGGAGGCAGAGAAAGGCTCGAAGTCAAAATCTAAATCCCAGTATAACGATAGCTCTCTTGCTAAAATCGGGGGCGGAGGTCTTACGGCAACCAGATACGATGTAGCAGAAAAGCAGCTCAATGAATCGAAAAAGCAGTCGAAGCTCTTAACGAAAATTGCTGAAAATACCGAAAAGCAAAATTCGCAAAACGAGCTTCTTATGCGTTAATTTTTGACAATGCGACTTTCTATAATGAAAGTACGCTTACAAAACGGAGAAGTTTGTTTTCTCAGGGATTCGGGGGAGAGAACAGTATCGGAGGATTCTGTTGCGACGTGTTCTGCTACTTGGTTTTGCTATCCATATTCGGCGGCAAGCGCAAATTCACCTATAATAAACAAGTCCGTTCACCCGATATGGAACGGTTTGTATTGCAAATCGGTTTCCATAAAAAAGTACGGCGATGGGGCTTTAATAACTGCGCAATACGAAGGTGCCGAGTCGTGGAGTTCAACAAGCGACCAGTATGAAAACACGGTGGAAGTCTCTTGCACAATGCGCGAGGAACCTATTGAAAGCCACCCCGATTTCGAGAGATGGGCGGGAAGCCCAGACAAGCCCAACTGCGGAATATTCGACGAGGATGGGAAGTTCACAGGGTGGAATTCCAAGACAGAAGGCGGCAAAATAATGGCGGGTGTTAAAAGCTACCTTGTGCCGTCGTATTCGGCGGCGATAGGCTACATTTCAAGGGGAATGCCGAGCCTCGGCGGGATCGGCTCAATCGGCGGCGGCAGCGGTCTGCCCGCAGTCGGCGGAAACCGCCAGTGGATGTGCACGGGAATTTCCTACAACAAAATGGCAGACGGCAAATACAAAGTGTCCATCACCTACCTTTTGAGCGGCCCGAATGGCTGGAATAGGTATGTTTACAAATAATGCTTTAATCGGAAAGCAAAGGGCATTTTGCCGTTAGGCAAAGCTCGCCACTTACGGAAGAATAAAATATGTTGAATGACATCGGAAACCAGAAACTGCCGCGATTCCGTGCGGGACTACCGCTCTTGGAACAGGTAACGGCGGAGAGGCTAAACGACATCTGCGCAATGATTGAAGCCTCGCGCCTGCAAAACGGCGTGGGATACACAATGAACAGAAGCGCAGGAGGAACTACGCTTACGATTCTGGACACGCTTATAACGAAAAATTCCAAGGCGTGGCGAATTTCCTTCGGCGACGAATTCTCCGAAATGGAAAAGTCGATGCTCGCAGTCTACATTGCAAAAGACACCGAGGAATTGCCCGACATCAAATTCCCAGATTCGGCGACAATCCGCTCCAATATCGAAACCGCATTCAAAACTTTCCAGAAAACGCCCAAAAGCGGAGATGTCATCTGGAACGAAACTGACGGATTGCGCTATCTTGTCTTTTCAGAAAAGATTTTGAAAGACTGCGGAGGCGCGGTCGAAAAGGATTTTTACAGCATAAAGTTTTCGGTAGGCGAAAAGGAAAACGCGAAAACTTTCTACGCGCTTTACGTCGGCGAACACCCGCAACAGCCTGCGGGCAGAACGCCGAGCCAGCCCATTGCAGGCCCTGCGGGTAGAGACGGGAAAGACGGCAAGGACGGCGAAAAGGGTGAAAAAGGCGACAAGGGTGATAAGGGCGATAAGGGGGACAAAGGAGACCGCGGCGAAAAAGGCGAAAAAGGCGAGAAAGGTGAAACTGGGGATAAAATCGTCGAAAAGATTGTCGATAGCGGTGCGTATGACGACACCGAAATCCGCAACCAACTTGCAAACCTAAAAACTCTTTGGGACGAGCACAACGCGCTAATCGCCGAACTCAATACCCTTACAAACGACGAACTCTACAAACGCCAGCAACTCGAAAAACGCGTCGACGAAATCGAATCGCAAATAAAGGCTATTGTGGAATCATTGAAAGCCCTCGCCGATGCCGACGAAAATATAAAGGCGCAGATTTCGCAGCTGTGGGCGGCTATCAACAATCTTCCCAAGGGCGAGAAAGGAGACCAAGGCCCGATTGGTCCGCAAGGTCCTCAGGGAATTCAGGGGGTGCGCGGAGAGAAAGGCGAAAAAGGCGATACCGGACCTATGGGGCCGCAAGGTCCTGCAGGAGGAGGCGGCGGAACGCAAGGTCCACAGGGTCCGAAAGGCGACAAGGGAGATTCCGCCGATACTTCCGCGCTTGCTTCGGCGGTCGCCTCTCTCGAATCGCGAATGGGCAACATCGAAGGCAGAATGTCCTCCGCAGAGTCGATTATGGCGAGTATGCGCCAGAACGTCGACTATGTGAAGCGCACGATTGATTCCGCCGTGAACGTCGCCGTGATGGACGCAAACGGCAATCTCGCAACACTCAAAGTTTTGCAACACATCGACGGCGGAAACATTATGACAGACATTTACTACTTCGATCCGTCCACGAATATGATGAGCAAAACTCAGGTGTTTTCGACGGGGTCAAGGCAGGTCGATACGGGTTGGAAACCGACAAATATCCAGTTTGTTCTGCCCAACGGCGAAAGCGCGGAAATCACGATTCTTGCCGACCAGAACACGCTCAACAATCTGGGCACGGCGTTCTATTCCGAACCCTGCGAAGTCTGCGACGGCGGCACTTCGACCGTAAAATACTTCCTTGTGAAGTCGGGGGAAGGCGGCGAATGATTCGGCTAAAATCAAAATGCGGCGACGACTGCTCGCAATGCGAACCGAGCGTTATAGCGAGCTACACCACAAACGGCGACAACCCGACGTGGGATTTGACGCCGTATCAGGGCAACGGCGTCGGCAAGCCCAACGCGCTTTGGCGTTTATATGAGCTAAGCGGCGGTGTTGAATACAATCGCGGGCGCATCGACGAAAACGGCAAGCTCGAAGGATTGCCGAGCCAATTTAAATCCAACTACACCTACGACGGCTATATGGAGCTTCAACAGGGCTGCCCCGATGTTTGTTTCGACGACATATGGAGCGTCGGCATCAAATGGCCCAAAAGTTAATTTATGTTTGAATTCGAAAAAGGGATAAATTCGCATATGCCGTTTTTGGCGAACGGTGCGCCGCCAGACTATGCGTCGAAGGCTTTTTGCTGTCTTAAAGTAGGCGGCAAATGGAAGCTTCACCATTGTGAAAACGGGCAATGGAAGCGCGTTTACACAGGGCTTCCCGAAGACGCTACGGAATGTTCGCCTACCGCCGAACTTGTGAACGGTAGATGGAGAATTTCGTTCATCGCGGGCGGGCACGAAAGCGACAGGCGTTTTTATCTCTACAAGATTGACGGAATCGGCAACGTTCCCGAAAAAGTTGTTTCCGCCGATGTCGGGTTTGTTTTCAAGAACCGCATTGTCTACGGCGGGCGTTCGGGCGGGCTTTACATTGTAAGCGGCGGGAATATACAAAAACTGACGTTCCCCGACGCCGAATATCTCTACCGTGTTTCATACAATCCCGACAACCCGAGCGAGTGGCTGATTTCGGGGCAGACGAAATCGGGCGGGATTTTTTCGCGCGTTTGCAATGTCTTTGCGGGGACGTTGCAAAGCCTTTGCGTAAACGGCAAACCCGCCTATAAAGCGGCGTTGTTTAACGGCAAATGCTTTTACGCAGAGCGAGGCGGAAACGGCTTTGAAGACAGGCGCATTGCGGAGACGACGAATTTTACCAGGACCGATTTGGAGTTTGAAAAATCGGCAATTTTGGAAACTTTGGATACTTTGCCTACAACATTTCAAATGGTGGGGAAGTTTACAAAGGCAACCTACAACTGGGCAAAATCGGGCTTCAAACTTGCCGGCGAAGCCGAACTTGCCAGAAGAAAATCGATCTGCAACAAGTGCAACTCCTGGTATCCCACCGCCCGAATGGGACTCGGCAAATGCCTAAAATGCGGCTGCTCCTCCGCAAAACTAAAACTCGCTTCCGAAGAATGCCCTATCGGGAAGTGGTAAAAAAGAGCCTTTCGGGATTCCGAAAGGCTCTTCTTGTATTTGGTTGTTATGAAATTCTACTTTCTTCTGCGATACGCCGCGAAAGCCAGTGCCAAGGCACCGAAAATCGCCGCATACGTGGCGGGTTCGGGCACGTTGATGGAAATGGACAAATCGTTCCCTTTAATAGCATAGTCCCACGCGCCGTTGAACTTTTCTCCATTTACAGTTAGGGACAGAGTTTCGTCTTTAACGAAATTGTTTAATCCTGCAATACAAGAATCATCTTCGAACGAAATTACCGCAAAAGTGTAGGCATCGCTTGTCATAATATCGTCTACGATATTTACAGTGAGCATCGCGCCGTCTTCAAAAACAAGGCCCGAATTGCTGTTTACATTGAAAATCGTAGAACCGCTCAAATCGGTATCAATTTGAATCAACCCGTCGGAAGCAACCGTCAAAGTTTTTCCGTTTACAACTTCCAAAAACGCGCCTTGTTCAAGCGTAAGTTTTGCTTTACCTTTTATAATACCATCTGATTCAGAAATCTTTGCCGAAATTATTGCTTCTCCTTCATTCAACGGTTCATATCTGCGTATAGCAAAGTCACCTTTAGGCGATACCATAGCAAATTTTTTAATTGTACCATCCTCCGCAATGGTATTCATGTAGCGCATAAAACGATCCTCATATCGGAACATACCCGTGGTCGTTGCCCCTCTCATATCAGTTCGAGTTAAATCTGCATTGCCCAGTTTGACATTTGTCATATCCGCATTCATAAGATTTGCATCGGTAAGATCAGCCGTATCCAAATTTAAACTCGTTAGATTTGCACCAAATAAATTTGAATTTGAGAAATTTATATTACCACTATACGAACCTGAGAGGTTTGCGTTTCTTAAATTGGAATTTGACAGATTAGCATATTCAATGTCGGCGTTTCTAATGTCAGCATTCAAAAGTATTGTATTTGAAAGATCAGCAGAATGAAGAACGGCAGAATAGAATACCGCATTCGTTAAATTAGAGCCTGTAAATGACGATTCTTTCAAATCCTGATTTCCGAAATTCCAACCATTTAAGTTATTATTAGAAAGATCAATATTCATTAAATCTTTTTCTTTGTAGCTTGCGGTTGAATATAGCTGTTCTGCTGTAAAACCGTTAGATGTAGCCCCGTTAAACAAAACGGCACCTATGTCGGCATCGGTAAAATCAGTACCTTTTAATATTGCGCCGCGAAAATCAGCTCCAATCAAAGATGCGCTTGAAAGCCTTGCGTTTGAAAGGTCTGCATTATTGAAATTTGTTGAAAAGCATATCGCCTCCGCGAGATTCGCGTTAGTCAAATTTGCGTTTGTAAAATTTGCGCTATCTAATCTATCTCCCAACCCCGCACTTGTAAGATTTGCATTTGTAAAATTCGCCTTTTTCATCGACTCTGCTAAAACTGCATTTGTCAAATTTTGCCCTTCGAAATTCCAATTATCCATGATGCAAGAAAAATTGACGCCAACTAAATCGCCTTCTTTATAACTTGCAGTTGAATATAGTTGATCTGCACTAAATGAAATAGAATCGATATGTATTCCTTTTATTTTTGCATTAGTGAAATTCGCATTATCTGTATGTCCAGATAAATATGCATTGGTCATATCTTGATCTTCAAAATTCCAACCACTTACATCAATCAAGGAAACCCCTTTCAAATTATGGTTTTTATAACTCGCAGTTGAATATAACTGATCCGCAGTAAATGTACCAGAAAGATTCGCCCCTGTAATCTCTGCATCACTAAATACCGCTTCGTCCAAACTCGCAGCTAGTATTGCATTTGTCAAATTTGCGCGAGTAAAGTTTGCTTTTATCAGCGAAGTACCTTTAAACGAAACATTAGTTAAGTTGCTATCTGAAAATGTTGCCCCATAAGCATCTGTATCAGAAAAGGAGGCACCCGTCAAGTTAGCCTCGGCAAAACTGGCGTTGCTTACGTTTGCATTTGAAAAATCTGCCGATGACAAATTTGACTTTCGAAAACTCGCTTGTTTCAGATTTTGACCTGTAAAAATCCATCCAGTCAAATCATTTTTTCCCAAACTAATTCCGAATAGATATTTATTTTTATAACTTGCGGTTGAATACAACTGCTCCTTTGTAAAACCCTTTGATACGGTATTTTCAAACTTAGCAGATTCAAGATTAGCAGAACACACAATTGCATCGGTAATATCTACATCAAGCAATTTTTTCCCGCTGAAATCCCATCCACTAATATCATTGCCGCAAAATTTAACTCCTGTTAAATCGCCCATTTTATAACTATTTGTTGAATACAGCTGAGCTGATGTAAACGATGTATTATTCGAAAAATCAGCCCCAAGAATTTTTGCATATGTAAGATTTACATCGCTAAGATTTGCTTCTTTAAAATCCGCATTTATTAAAGTTGTACTCGAAAGATCCAACCCTGTTAGATTAGCCTTTTCAAATTTTGCATTAGTTAGATTTTTACCCTTTAACTCCCATTTAGACAAAGTCATGGCTCCCAGATCAATCCCGCTTAAATCTCCCTTTTTATAACTTCCGGTTGAATACAGTTGTTCTTTTGTAAAAGTTGATCCATAAAAGCTCGTGTTATTTACCATAGCGTCCGTAAAGTTTGAATCGGTAAGCTTTTGCTCTTTGAAACTCCAACCGTCAAAATTGTTTCCGCTAAAATTTATCCCCTTCAAATTTTTCTCTTGATAATTCTTCGTCGAATAAAGCTGTTCTGCTGAAAAACCATTGGCTGTAGTCGAGGACAAATTTACATTATCAAGCGAAGCATCTGTAAATATGGCGTTTGCTAATGTAGATTTCGAGAGATTCGCATTAACGAATTTTGCCTTTGTAAAGTCCGCCTCCGAGAGGTTTTTCCCTGTAAAATTGTAGCCATCCAATTCGTTGTTGATAAATTTTATACCGCTTAAATCGCCATTCTTATAGCTTGCGGTCGAATACAATTGTGCCGCCGAAATACTGCCGCTATATTCATACTTGCTGCTGCTGTAATTATAGGTATAAGTAGCCTCGAAATTCGCACCTTTGATTATTGCATTTGTAAAATCTACGTTCTGCAACGAAGCTTCTTCAAAGCCGGCATTTGTCAAATTTGCATTACGAAAAATACTCTCGTTTAGTTTTGCTTTTTTCATTGCGGCACCTTCCAAATTCGCATTCGTAAAATTTACCGAAGCAAAATCCACGCCTTTAAGATTGGCATTCGTAAGAGTTGCATTCCTAAATGAAGTTGAAGACGCATTGGCATTCGTGAAATTTGCATTTGTCAAATCCGCACCGATAAAACTTGTCGTTTCAGAAAGATAAGTATCATCCAACCGAGCGTTTGACAAATTCTTTTCGGTAAAATTCCAATCATTCAAATTATTGGAACTTAAATCAACACCACTAATGTCACCATTTTTATAACTCGCAGTTGAATAAAATTGTTCTTTTGTGAACCCTTTGTCGACAGTTGAATGAAAGTCCGCTCCATTTATTATTGCATCTACAAAATTGGTATCCTTTAAGATAGTAGCATAAATCGAAGCGTTTGTTAAATTTTTAGAGGAAAAATCCCACCCACTTAAGTCGTTTTGCGATAATTTAATACCAGTTAAATCCCCGCTTTTGTAACTTGCAGTTGAATATAGTTGCTCTCTGGTAAAACCTTTTGCAACCGCACCATATAAAGAAGCATTTTTTATTATTGCATCTGTAAAATCGGTATTTTTTAAAGTTCCACAGAGTATTGTTCCAGTTAAATCGGAGCCAGACAAATTTGCATTTGTCAAATTTGAATAATACAAGTCTTTGCCTTTAAGATCAATACCACGTAAATCATTGTTGCTAAAATTAATATTACGCAAACTCCCTTCTTTATAGCTGTTGGTGGAGTATAATTGTTCTTTCGTAAAGCCATGAGAAAAGGCATCTGATAAATTTACACCTTTTATATTTGCATCGGTAAAGTCAGCGTTGGTAAGCGTTGCGAGGTAAAAGTTTGTTCCTTCCAAAAGTGCCAAACTGAAATTAACATTCGTAAGGTTTTTCCCTTTAAAATCAAAATTTATTTCGTTTTCCGCAAAATTAATCCCGCTCAAATCTCCGTTTTTATAGGTTGCAGTTGAATATAACTGCGAGGCGCTGATTGCATTATACTGCGACCCCGAAAAATCCGCACCTTTTATCTCTGCGTCTGTAAAGTCTACACTGTTCAATTTCGATTTGGAAAAGTTAGCTCCCGTCAAATTCTTTCCATTAAAATTCCATCCATACAGGTTGTTGCCGCTAAAATTTATCCCGCTCAAATCTCCATTTTGGTAACTCGCAGTTGAATACAGCTGTTCACTGGTAAGTGAAGCACCTGAAAAATTTGCGCCTCGGATTTCCGCATTTTCAAAATATGCATCCCCAAGCGTTGCCCCAAAAAATGAAGCGCCGGTTAACGTTGCGCCGTAGAAATTTGAAGATGTTAATATTGCGCCAGAAAAATCCGCGCCCTTTATCCTCGCAGAATTAAAATTGGCTTTTTTATAATTTGTTTTTTTGTCGATTGTCGAAAAAATAACTTTTTCGTTATCCAGAGAATAGGTATTCTCCCAGACGGATTCTACATGGCTTTCGCCAGAGTAATCTCCGCTAATTTGCCCCGTATGGATATCGTCATCGGCTATCAGTTGAGACATTATTGTTATTACCAAGGTGTATACAATGCTCTTTTTCATATACGTCTCTTCCTTTTTTCTTATTTATTTAAATTCAATGCCTTTTTTATCTTCGATTCGAGAGCATACCGCACTGCCTCTTGTAGCCCTTTTTTATCCGAATATTCCCTGTTTATATATTTTATCTTTGTGCCTTTCGGGCACTCCTCCTTCGGCTTAAAAGAAGTTTTATAAGTAGTAAAAAGATACCCGCGCAAATCCGACGGCACTTTGCTTAAAAGCGATTCGGGGCACAAAATAATTGGCTTTTTGCCTTTGCCTACGGCAACGCCTGCCTCGTAAAGCACATTGCTGTTAAAAACCGAATAGATTATGTTTTGGTCGGCATTGGCAATTGCAATGTTGGGGTCGTTTAACGGAGGGTTTTGCGCCAAATCGAAAACAAGAAGCGCCGAATCGTCTATGCGCCGTAAAATTTCGTCGTGTACAAAACATGCGTGCGATGCCCTTAGCCGTTTTACACTAATTGTTATTTGGTTTTTATACTGTTTCTCGAGGTCTTCGGCAATTTTCCTTAAATATTCGCGAATACTTATCCAATAGGGATCTTGGTAGACGCTTAAATCTTTAGCCCAAGAATAACCCACAAACACACTTAAAACCATTCCTAGCGTTTCCGACGCTGTGTCAGATACAGGAGGAATGTCGGCTACAATTTTTTTTAACCACGCATCAAATAGCTCTCGTTGTGGCTCAAACCAGTGGTTTGTTATATAGTATTTGCCGCCAAAAATATCTTTCCAATATCGCAACTTGCCTTTGTCGTCGTATAACTTGCTTTCGCTTTCCTCTAGCATGGGAAAGTCTAGCCCAAAAGTATCCTTGCAGAACTTCTTGTCTTTAAGGTCATTTACAACTTCGGGGGATAAAATCTCTTGATAAAAAAGTTCGCGCATTGCGCCCCTTATATATTCTCCGATTTTTTCGTCCGACTGTTTTTCTTCTTTCATTTTATGTGCAAACTGTGAGTATCGTATTACAAATACGATACCCACGGAGTGTTATTCAACTACTTAAAATTCAATACGATAGAGAAACCGCGCAGGGTTTAGCATCTGACTGATTGCAAAAAATTTATTCTGCCTGATACCCCGCCGAGCATTTTGGAATGGGCAGTTGAGAAAATTTAGTTTGACATTCGTATTTGTAATACGATGGACACTATAGTAAATTCAGCTCAGGAAGTTTTGGGGAAGGCGAAGGTTTCGGTTCTCGATTCGGCAAGGTTTGTTCGGAATATTCTGGACGCAAAGCCAAGCGATAGCAAATTGACCGACGCGCAATTTATTTTGAAGGTTATTGAAGTAGGACTACGCAATATCCGCACAAAGGAAATGTCCCTCTCCGACGGGTTCGCTCTATATTTAAAGATCAAGCAACACTTGCGCCCCGACTCCATCCGCGACATTCGCTGTATTGGGAACCGCCTTTTGCGCACAAACCCCGAACTTAGCGAGCGCAATTTTTCCGAACTTAGCGTTTCGGAATGCGAGGAATGGCTGAATGCCGCGTTTCATACCAACCCGCAATTTAACAAAGCGCGGACTATGTTGCACGGATTGTTTGAATTCGCGCTCCGCCGCGAGTGGTGCGACAAAAACCCGATAAAGCGAATCGAACGAAAGAAAGTCGTCGAAAAGGAGATCCAGCCTTTGAAACTTGCCGAAACAAAACGGCTAATCAAAACCGCCCAGCGCGAAAGCCCCGTATACGCTATTGTCGCCGCGTTATTGGTTTACACGGGAATCCGCCCGCGCGAAGTCCGCCGCCTCACTTGGCGCGACATCGACACCGAAGAAAAAACAATCACCGTCCGCTCGCAATGCTCAAAGACAGGCGGCGTCCGCCAAGTGGAAATTCCTCCAGTTCTCAATAGGCTCTTAATTACCCACAAATCCGAAAACTCTTCCCATATATGCCCGACAGACTGGCAACGCCGCTGGCGGAAAATCCGCGATACATCGGGCTTTCGCGGTCGCTGGGTTCAGGACGTGCTTCGCCACACATACGCAAGCTTCCACGCCAAAAACTACGCAGACCTACCGCGCCTTCAACTAAATATGGGACACCGCGACTTGTCGCTTTTGCGCAGCCGCTACGTCAATATGCACGGCATTTCCCGCGCGGAGGCAAAAAGTTTTTTCAACTAATAATTTGACAAGTCCGCTTCTTGTATGACTCTTTTTATAGATGTTGAGAACAAGAAGCTTGTCCAGAGTTTGACTTCCGACAGAAGCGTGCCCGCGCCCATATTTATGCAGGGCGACAACGAGCCGCTCGAAATCTTCCTTTTGCAAAAGGGCGGAGAATCGCTCTACGAAATAAAGCCGCTTGTAGTCGGTACGGATTTTCTGCGGGTTGCGATTGCGCGTTTCAAAGGCTATCCAAAATCACTCACCTATGCGGCTGGCTACGCGTTGAATCCGAACGGCGCTGCGGAAGTGGTGTTGCCGCTGAACACCACGGCAATCGAAAACGCCGTTCAGGAGAGCGAATACATCACCGCATTCTTGGAGGTGGAATATTCCGACACGGCGGGCAGAATCGTTACGATTTTGCAAACCGCCTGCCGTCTAAAAAACGACCTCATCGAAAACGCGCCAGCAGTCGAACTTCAGGAGCAGTTCTACGACAAAGTTTATACCGACACTGTTTTCTCGAAGAAATCCGCCAACCTTTCTGACTTGGCGGACAAGTCGGCTTCGCGCACAAACCTCAGCGTATATTCAAAGTCCGAAACCGATGCTAATGACGCATTGGCGTTAAAAAAAGCGTCCAATCTTTCGGACCTTGCTAATAAAGAGACCGCAAGAAGCAATCTTAGCGTGTATTCAAAATCTGAAGTCGATTCAAAGCACGAGCTCGACCTAAAAAAGGCTGAAAACCTTTCCGACTTGGCTGATACAGGACAGGCAAGAGCCAATCTCGACGTCCCGCAAAAGCGCGACTTGTTCAAGTATATGAAGTGCGGAATATGGTCTGACACCTCATTGTCAGTTCCCTCGGAATACGGCACAACACTCGGCGATGACTTCGTGGCGGGAAATTGCTCGACATTCCTTACGGTCTACCTGCCCGAACCTACAAGCTATTATACACAACTCTACGCCATTTCATACGCAGACAGCGGAATGTTCACGCCCGAAATTTCCGCAGACGGCAATACGCTGAAGCTCGGTTACATCTATCAGGAAAGCGAAAGCGGCGGTTCGGAAATAGTCGAGCGGACGGTGGCAATTTCAAAGACAATCGAATACGGCGACAGAATCGCGCTAACCGTCGACGGCAGGAATTTCAAGCTATACAAGGGCATCGAGCTTGTCTCCTCGGGCGTAATTCCCGACGAACTTTCCGTAACTGGCGCGTCTTCGTTCTTGGGTTGGAAGGGCTTGAAGCAGGTTATGGCGTATTCGAATTCGCTCCTCTTGCCGCTTACCGCAAGCGAGGGCAAGACCGCGAAAATCAACTACTCGATTGAGGATTTCGCAAACGGCAATTTCCCACCGAAAGGCATTCTGAACTCGCGCTATAATTATTTCAGAAGCACGTTCGCAAGCTCGTTTACGCGCAACAGTTCGCATTCGAAAGGTTTCGGCGGCGCGGAAATCGGAGGCAAAAAGAATGTGCTGAAAATTTCGCTCGTGCCCGACACCTACAGCGCGTCGCACGAATACGAACTGCCCACAAAGTATTTTAGCGGCAACGGAATGTTGCACAAAATCAGGTTCTCGATTTACCTGCCGACAACGAACCCGAACATCACGAAAGTCCAGTTGAGGCTCGGCAGCGTTGCGCCCTCAAGCGCGGGGACGATAGTTTCAAAGACCGACAACATCGACAAGGCGGGCGTAATTCTGCCCAAGGACGAGTGGCAGACCGTGGAAATGATACTAACGCTCAAATGGTCGGGCGCGTTCAAGCTCTATTTGTATAAGGGGAGCAACTCCTATTTCAAGCTCGAAGAGGAATCGACCGACGCGGTTTACCTGTACTCGATTACCTGCTCGTGTTTGCAGGGCTTTGAAGGCTTTTTCTACGGCGCGGGGAATTCGGGATTTTGGAAGAACTACGGCGCGTCGAGCAGGGACTTGGCATATTACGGATGGTCGCTGCCGTTCGAGGGGAACGGAAGCTATACGAAGCACATTGCGGTTTCGTCGTTTTCGAGCACAACGTATCTTTACGCGGAGGGCTTCCCGTCAGGCTTGGAACTTTCGCAGATTGTCCTGCGCTTCGATTCGGAACTGCCCGACACTTCGAGTGCCGAAGACGAAATCCTGAAGAACGTCTTCCGCCTCAGGACAAACGATGACACGGTTTGCGAGGAACAGCTTCCCGCAATTCCCGCAAACAGGCCTTATTACATATACCCCAAGCGCGGACTTCCCGAACTCTACTATTCGCTGGAAATTGCGCCGATGTATGCGTGCAACTGCGGCGGCTCGGTCGATTTAATTTTCACAAAGGTAAGTTAATATGGGTAAATACATCACAAAAATCACTCTCGGAGAGGACGCAAACGACTTCGCGCAAATTGTAGGCGTTTTGGGCTTTTGCGGCAACCGCTACATCTGCCAAGCGTTAGATTCGGACGGGAACATTATGCACTCGCAGACGTTTTCGCTTCCGAAAAACATCGACGGGCTTCCCCCCAACGATTCCGCATTGAAAGCCGATGTCCTGAAATCCTGGAAGTCGGAGGAACTCAAACGCCGCAAGGTTCGGGGGGAGGCGTAGAAATGGGAACAATATCTACATTATGGGACAGCGGAGTTCTGGGCGCGATGGCGACAATGGCTGTCACGACACTCGGGCAGCTTTCCGCATTGAACAATCAGAAGTTTACGACGGTTCTGGAAACTTTGCAAAAACAGCAGTCTTCGGACTCGGCAGTTCACGATTCGGCGTTTGCAAGAAGCAGCGACAAGGGCGTTGTCGTCAGACGCATTATGCTTTTTATGGCGTTCTTTGTGCTGGCGGTCTGTCCGTTTATCTTCGCATTTTTCGGAGACATTCCGATAGCCGTCGAAACTGTCCAACAATCGGGAGGTTGGCTTTGGGGGCTTGTTCCTGAAAAAGAGTCGTTCACCGTCGCCTACATAAACGGGTTCTACTTGGCTGATGTTTGGAAAGAACTTATGGCAAACTTGATTTCCGCTTACATAGGCGCGGGCATAACGAGAAAGGCGTTTACACTCGGCAAATGAACGAAGTATTTGAAAAGGAAATCGAGCACATTACAAAACGCTTAGAAACCCTCGAACACACAGTCTACGGCAACGGACATAAGGGACTGAAAGCGGAACTAATCGAACTCAAAACCGAAATCGAAACCTTCAAAAAAATCGCCGTCTGGCAAGTGGGCATCCTCATCGCCATCCTCTGCGCCGTTTTGAAGATTTTGATTTAGGGCTTGAATATATCACATATGTTAATAGCATTTCTATGAACTTTGATAATTTATTATGGGTATAGATTTGTTAGAACTCAATAATCCACTTTGCGAACAATGTAAGAACAAAGAAACGAGACATACGGATTCATATGGTATATGTTCAAAAGTAAAATCAGTTGTAGACGAAAAATCAGTTCGATGCATTGGCGATTGGGGAAAATCAAAGATTTATTACCTGACGCAATATTTTGGAATATTCTCGCAAGGTATGAAAAATAAATTTGCGGGAAAACTTAACTACATTGAAATTTGCAGTGGTCCAGGTCGCTGTATATGTAGGGAAGATGGAAATGAAATAGACGGAACTCCTTTGGCTATTATAAAACATCAATATTTCGCAAATATTTCCGCGGCGTATTTTGTTGATTATTCTGCTTCTGTTGTTGCAACACTAAATGAAAGAATATCAACAATTGATTCCTCGGGGAAAGCTAAAGCTTATATTGGAGATTATAAAAAAACAGATACACTCGATCCTATTGTTAAATCCATAAATAAAAATGGACTAAATCTTGTTTTTATAGATCCTACAGATTGTAGTGTTCCGTTCTTTACTGTAAAATATCTCGCAGAAAATCTTGGGCGGGTAGATTTTCTTATAAACGTTGCAATATACACAGATGCAGCGAGAAATTTTTCCAATATAGTCAATCGGAATTATGATCAAGACAAGTATAATTCTTTTTTAGGATCTAACTTCTTTTCACGTCAAGACGTAATAAAAGCCGTGAAGGAACACAATAATGTAGAAATACGTAATAAATTTAAGGAAGCATACAAAGAGAGTCTCACGAAAATTGGATATGAATTTTTTGATTTGAAAAAAATTGGGAATTACTATGATCTTCTGTATGCATCTAAGAATGAAAAAGGATTAGATTTTTGGAAAAAGGCGACCAAATACGATCCATACAATCAAAAAGAACTTGATTTAGGATTATAAAATGAAACTGTCAAAAATAGAGTGGACGGAAGAAACATGGAATCCAGTCATAGGATGTAATGAGGTTTCTGAAGGTTGTAGGCATTGCTATGCAAAAGTTATGGCTCGTAGATTGCAAGCAATGGGTGTTTCTGCTTATAAAGACGGATTCAAAGTAAAAATGCTTCCAGATAGGTTGCCTCAACCATTGAAAAATAATAAGCCAACAAAATACTTTGTAAATTCAATGAGCGACTTATTTCACCGTGAAGTTACTTTTGAATTTATAGACAAAGTCTTTGATATAATTCGGGCGACTCCGTATCACACATATCAGATTTTGACGAAAAGAGAAAAAAGGTTGGCTGAATATTTTTCAACGAGGTCATGTCCTTCCAATGTATGGCTCGGCGTAACAGTAGAAGATAAAAAGAGAGGAGTCCCTCGAATGGACTATTTGCGCAATATTGATGCAACGATTCGATTTATATCAGCAGAACCTCTGTTAGAAGATTTAGGTGAAATAGATTTAACTGGTATTCATTGGGTTATAGTCGGAGGCGAATCCGGGAATCAAGCGCGTCCTATGAGCGAGAGTTGGGCAATAAATATAAGGAAGCAATGTGAAATTGCAAATGTTGCATTTTTCTTCAAACAATGGGGAACATGGGGTGCAGATGGAAAGAAACGCAATAAGACCTTAAATGGGAAAAAGTTAGAAGGGAAGATTCATCAAGCTTATCCCGAATTTTGTTTAAAAATCTAAGCAGAAACTCTGTAACAATAACAAAAACCGTAACTAAAATGCAACTCTGCGATAATCCCATTGCTAATTTATGCTGATTTGCAAATAGTTGCGATTGTGTCAGCTTCCCCCCTCTCCGCGTTTAATGGAGCGGATTCCCGCTAAAATAAAGTGTATCGCATCGCGGGGTTTGAGGAAATAAATCGAACGTTTGAGGAATTTCACTAAAAAGAATCTGCATTATCAATGCAAGTGGTTTGCAAAGAGTTTGCACTCGACGTGCATTTACATAGCAATTATTTGGGTCAACACCAAAGTCAGTGGATTTTAATGGAAGACGCCGCATTGGACAAGGTTCTCAATCTACAATTTTTTAAGTTTTTATAGCCGTAGGCAGGGTATTGTATTAGCTTAATCTTGCGGTGGAAGCCTTCTGTAATTCCGTTATTCTTCGTAAATCTCCACATTC